CTCGTGGGGTGTCCAGCGCACAGCGGTCAGCACACGCGCGCCGTTCTCGGTGGTCTCGGCCCATTCCTCGACCGAATAGCCGACCGAAACATGGCGCAGGATCCCGGACAGCACGTCCTGCCACAGAGGCTCCACCTCTGGCCGGGCCGAGAACCGGATCAGCGCCGTGCCGCGCTGGCCATCGACGCTGGCGGTTTGCACGCTGCCCAGCACATCGCGGACTGCGGATTGCCGGTGGGCATCGAGCACGCTGGCCCCTTGGAGGCGCGACAAGTCCACCGCTTCCGGCGCAAGGCTGAGACGTTCGACATAGGGGCCCGCCATGTCGCGGCGGCGCACGGGCGCGCCGGTGGACCAGATCACCTCGACGGTGCGGGCGTCGCGATCGGCACTGGCCGGGGCAAGGTCGGCGCGGCGGATCAGCAGGGTGACCGTGTCATTCATCGGGAATATCCTCCTTGGCGGCGGGCGGCGTGCCGAAGCTCAGGCCCAGCGCATCGGTGCGTGCCTTGTCGGCGGCAATCTCGGCATCGACCTGTTCGGCGTCGTAGCCCCGTTCGGAAATCGCCTGCCGTCGGCTCTTGAGACCGGCGTTGATCGCGAGGATCTCAGCCTCCACGTCTTTCTTCGGATCGACGTAATCGAACTTGGGCGGGAGCCATTCGCAGGAAAGATAGGCAGCGGGATCACGGTCGAAATCACGTGCTGGCAGATCACCCGACAGCACCGCTAGGCGCACGAAGCGGTCCCAGACCGGGCGGCAGAACAGGTGCACGACGACGTTGTGCTGCAACTGCTCGACGCGGCGGCGGAATTCGATCAGCCCGGCCCGGATCGAAGAATAGGTCACGCCCTCCAGATCGCCGGAAACCAGTTCATAAGGCAGGCCCATGCCAGCGGCGACAGCGCGGAGGTGGTTCTTGACGAAGGGGCCATAGGCGTCGCTCTCGGTCGGGTTGGAAAAGCGGATGTCTGTGCCAGGCGGCAGGGGGATCAGGCTGCCGGGTTCCATGCCAACCGTCAGCGCGCCGTTGGTATTGGTGCCGGTCAACCCGCCCGCAGAGCCATCAGGATCGGTGATGAAGCCGGTGAACAGCGCCGCCACCTTGGCCTTCACCAGCGCTGCATCCTCGAACTGGTCCAACTCGTGCAGTCGCAGCAGAACCGGAGCGAGCCAAGTGATTCCGCGCAACTGGCCAGCGGCGAGCGGCTTGAAGAGATGCAGGCAATCTGTGGCGGGGATGCGCAGAGGTTCCAGCCGCAACGAGGTCAGCGGATCGCCGGGCCGGTCCCTCATCACCCAGTAGGCGGCGCGTTGCCCAGCGCTGTTGAACTCGATCCCCGCCCTGACGCGCGCACCGCCGCCGATGTCGCGATGCAAGTCCAGCGGCACCTGGTCCCGGTCCAACAGGTCGATGTGCAGGGGGACAGCCGTACCGTCGGGTACGACGCGCAGACGGGCGAAACTTTCGCCGCCCTCTACCATCGCCCGCACGGCCATGGCCTGCAGCCCATAGAAATCCGCCAGCCCACCCGGATCGGCATGATCTGTCCAGCGCAGCCAAAGCACCTGCAGCCGTTCGCGCACTGCCCGGTCGGGATGGGTGGACTGCGGCTTGATCCCAGCGCCGACAACATTGCCGACCAGGCTGTCCACCGCCGCCGCCACCCACGGGTTGTTGCGCGCATACCACCCGGCCCGTCGCGCCGCCGTAGTCGCGCCCGCGAGGATCGCCGTGTTCAGCCCATCGACTGTTCGCGCGCCCTCCCAACGCCGACCGCCACCCGCAGCGTCAAACGCACGAGTGCCGGGGCGACCGAAAAAGCGATGGAGGAGCGTCCGCATGCCGCGGAGTCTTTCACTTCCACTGCTTACGCGGTATCAGAGCAGTCGGGAAAGGTCGGGAATGTCAAGTTGCCGATTGGATTGAAGCGCCGCGTCTTGTCAGTGCAAGTGAGGCATGGCGATCGGTGATCGCGGCCAAAAGAATAAAAAACGGCCTTAATGTTTCAGGGAGAGATCGTTTGGCACTAAAGGAGGCGACAGCGCGGATCAAGATCAACCGACTTCTTGAGGAAGCTGGATGGCGCTTCTTCGATGATGGAAATGGTCTTGCTAACGTTGTGTTGGAGCCCAATGTTAAACTCAAGGCTGAAGACCTTTACGCGCTCGGTGACGACCTTGAGAAAGCGGTTAATGGCTTCGTAGACTTCTTGCTTCTGGATGGGTTGGGCAAGCCGCTAATCGTTTTAGAGGCGAAGGCTGAAGGCAAAAACCCACTATCTGCCAAAGAACAAGCTCGTAAATATGCGCGCTCGCAAAACGCGCGCTTCGTCATCCTGAGCAATGGCAACATCCACTACCTTTGGGATTTGGAGCAGGGCAACCCGACTGTCATCACCAAGTTCCCGACCCCAGTCGACATTGGCAACCACTATGCCTTCACACCCGACGCTGAGCGGCTGGCAAACGAGCATGTGGGCCTCGACTACATTGCCCTGACCCAGATGCCTTGCTACGACCAAGAGGCGGGCTGGAAGGTCGAGGCCGAACGCCCAGCCTTCATCGAGAAGGCGAAGCTGCGCTTCCTACGGCGCTATCAGCAGCACGCAATCGAACGCGTGCAGGAAGACGCGAAAAAGGGCGCGACGCGCTTTCTTTTCGAGATGGCCACCGGCACGGGTAAAACCATGACCTCCGCCGCAATCATCAAGCTGTTTCTCAAGACGGGGAACGCACGCCGCGTTTTGTTCCTGGTCGACCGCCTTGAGTTGGAAGTACAGGCCGACAAGGCGTTCAAAACCTATCTGCGAAATGACTTCACTTCTGTCATCTACAAAGAGCAGCGTGACGACTGGCGCAAAGCTGACATCGTCGTGACGACGGTTCAGTCGCTTCTGTTCAATGATAAGTATCGACGGCTCTTTGCACCTACTGATTTTGATCTGGTAATCTCGGACGAAGCGCACCGTTCCATTGGTGGAAATGCCCGAGCGGTGTTCGAGTATTTCATCGGATATAAACTTGGCCTTACTGCCACGCCCAGAGACTACCTCAAGCAGTCTGGCGGCATTGCCACGCGCGACCCGCGCGAGACCGAGCGGCGCACTATGCTCGACACTTACCGCACCTTCGGCTGCCAAAACGGGGAGCCAACCTACCGCTATTCGCTTCTCGACGGGGTTAAGGATGGTTTTCTCATCAATCCCTACGTTGTCGACGCCCGTACGGGGGTAACGACGCAGCTTCTGTCTGATCAAGGCTTCGTTGTCATCACCACCGACGAAGATGGCAACGAACTTGAGGATGCCTTTGCGGGCCGCGATTTTGAGAAGAAGTTCTTTGCGGAGTCGACCAACCGCACCTTCTGCAAGACCCTTCTCGAACATGGGCTGCGCGACCCGATTTCGGGCGAATTCGGCAAGACCATCGCTTTCGCCGTCAGCCAGAACCATGCCGCGAAGCTTGTCCAAATTCTGAATGAGATGGCCGACCAACTTTGGCCAGGACGCTACAAGTCCGATTTTGCCATGCAGGTCACAAGCCATGTCGCGGACGCCCAGCGCATGACGGTCAACTTTGCCAATAACAACTTGGGCGGGCACAGTGACTTCGCTGAGAATTACCGCACAAGCCGCGCCCGCATCTGCGCTACCGTGGGTATGATGACCACGGGCTATGATTGCCCAGATCTATTGAATCTGTCACTCATGCGTCCGGTTTTTTCGCCTTCTGACTTCGTGCAGATTAAGGGTCGCGGCACGCGAAAGCACAATCACGCGGAAGAGATGTTCGACCCCGCCCGCAGGGTGGCGCTGGGCGCCGTGAACAAGACCGTCTTCCGCCTTTTCGACTTCTTCGCCAACTGCGAATATTTCGAAGAAAAGTTCCGCTACGACCAGGAACTAAAACTGCCTGCCCTTGGCCCCATGCCGCTAAAGGCAGGCACCGGCGATGATGGTGGGGAGTCCACAGTGATCGGGGCCTTGGGGAGCTACGAGCACTTCGACCCCGACAATGTGGTTAGCCGAGTCGAAACCCAGATCGGTGCAGAGGGCATGCGGATCGACCGCGAACTTTTCGGTAAGTTCGAAGACGTCGCCCGCGCCGACACCAAACTGGCCGATCTGGTTGCGGTCCAGAATTGGGAGGCCGCGACACGCCACGTGATCGAAGAAATCTTCGAAAAGCCGACCGAGTTTTACACACTTGAAAAGCTGCGACGGGCGGCGGGAGTGGATCGCCGGATCTCAGTGCGCGAACTGATCGAGAAAGCCTTCGGCTTTATCCCTGGCTTCAAGAGCAAGGCCGAACTGGTCGAAGACGAGTTTCAGAAGTTCCTTGCAGATCAGAAGCCTGAGGAGGCTGATCGTGTCCGTGAAATGCGCTATTTCTTCGAGGCTTACATCCGTGATGGTCATGTCCGCGCCAAGATCGACACGGGCGATTTTGCCTCGTTGAACGTAAACCCCGGCTTCTCTACCCGCGACTTGAAAGAGGTTCCCGCAACCTGGCGCAAGCGCATCCCTGAATACATCAAGGACTATGTGTCCTTGAACCCGTTCCTCTGACGAAAGACCCACATGCTCGACACAGACACCAAACGCCGCATCGACACCTGCCGCGACATCCTCGTTGGCAAGGTGCCCGATCCGAAAAGTCAGGTCGAACAGATCACCATCGCGCTGATCTACAAGTTCATGGACGACATGGACCTCGAGGCCGAGGAACTCGGCGGCCATCGCCGTTTTTTCACCAAGGAGTTCGAGCGATACCGCTGGGCCAAGCTGGTGGCCCCTGGCGTCACTGGGCAGGAAATGCTGAACAACTATTCCGAGGCTTTGCAAAAGATGGTAGAGAATGAGGGGCTCCCCTCATTCTTTCGTCAGATTTTCCGCAACGCCTATCTGCCCTATCGCGATCCCGAAACCTTGCGGGCTTTCCTGCGTGAGATTGACACCTTCACCTATGACCACAGTGAACGGCTTGGAGATGCCTTCGAATACCTGCTTTCCGTCTTGGGCAGTCAGGGCGATGCAGGCCAGTTCCGCACCCCGCGTCACATTATCGACTTCATGGTGGAAATCATCAGCCCGCAGAAGCACGAGGTCATCCTAGACCCCGCCTGTGGCACGGCGGGCTTTCTGATCTCGGCTTACAAGCACATCCTGAAACAGAACACCACGTCTTCGAAACTTCTTGAAGAAGCGAGCGCTAGTCGTGATGCTTCAGAGCAGGTTTTGGAAAGCCCGTCTCGATACAGGGGTGATCGGTTAACTCACGAAGAACGATCTCGTTTGGCAAAGAATATTAAGGGCTTTGATATTTCACCCGACATGGTTCGACTCAGTAGGGTCAACATGTTTTTACATGACCTTAAAGAGCCGCTTATTGAGGAGTATGATACCCTCACAAATGATGCAAAGTGGTCCGAAATGGCTGATGTAATACTCGCCAATCCACCCTTTATGACACCCAAAGGGGGTATCAAGCCGCACACCCGCTTTCAAGTGCAGTCAAAGCGCAGCGAGATTTTGTTTCTTGATTACATCATCGAACACCTTTCGCCTGCCGGCCGTGCAGCAATTGTTGTTCCTGAAGGTGTTCACTTTGTCCAAAACTCCGCCTATTCCCAGATCAGGCGCAAGATGATTGAAGAGGGATTTCTCATCGCAGACATCTCGTTGCCGCATGGGGTTTTCAAGCCATATGCCAGCGTTAAAACGCATATTCTTGTCTTGGACCGTGCTCTTGCACGACAATCAAACGATGTTATCTTTATCGAAATTGAAAATGACGGATTTAGTCAATCCGACACTCGAGAGCGCGTTCCAGGATCACAACTTGCTCAGGCGTTAGTTGTGTTGAAAGAGTATAAGAACTCCATCCGCACGAAAAGTGAGTTTGGGCCCTCTTTAGAAGGGCCGCGAAGTTATCTGGTAGAAAAGTCTAAGATACTGAGCAGCCGATATCAGCATTTGCTTGGGCGCTGGCACGATCTGCCAAATAGGGTGGCCAACCTTTCGGATGAAAAGCTAGTCAGGCTTAAGGACGTGTTTAGTATAGAGAAGGGGCAGTCGCCAAATATGGCGACGCCACCCGGCGAGTTTGTTATGGTTGTTCCAGCCGAACAAAGGAAAACTTCCGATCATTGGAGTTTCACTGGGCCAGCAATTTGCGTTCCGATGGTCTCATCGTCTGGACATGGAAAGGCCGACATTAAGCGGATACACTATCAGGAAGGTCAATTTGCTCTTGCAAACACCATGTGTGCACTTCTTATAAGAGATCCCGCCATACTCCGACCGAGGTTTGTTCATCTTTTCCTTGAAACAGCTAAGGAGAAAGTTTTGGTTCCCTTGATGTGTGGAGCCACAAACGTTACGATGGATGATGATCAGTTGGCAGAGGTTCTCATACCTGTTCCAAGTATTGAAGTTCAGGATGAGATTATTGAAACTCATCTTGTAATGGCAAGGACTACCGAACTGCTTGAAGCTGCTCAGGCATTACTTCTTGCCTCAACTAATGATGCTGTCAGAGAGCTCGCAAAAAAGATATGCGAAGATGTCACAGCGCTCGCCTTATCAGCAAGAGAGCGAAGAGATATCTTAACTATACTCTCTACGAAGGAGCCAGACGCTCCAGTAGAGGCTGTATGTTTGCCAAGAACGCATCGCGTGCTGTAATAATTTCGGGATCAAGCCATCCATTGGGATCTTATAGCGGCGGACGCGCCAAATTTCGGCTGGCTGTTTCTTGAAGCCCCACTCGCCGTCGCGGTAATAATGTCCGCCTCCTCGTTAAGCCGCATCCCCATGCTGATCAGTCCGTGCAGGGCGGCGTGGGCGTAGACGAAGGTGTCCAGCGCCTCGTTGCGTTCTCCGTCACGCTTAGGCTGCCAGGAGCGGATGGGGCGGCCCTTCTCGAAGCGGGTGACGACACGCTCTGCGGTCAGTTGGCGGAAATAGTCGGCATCAAGGCGGCGTGGGAAGTGGATAGCACCGGGACCGGGTTCCGTCAACTTGAGGCGGGCGAAGACGGCGTCCTTCACCGCATCGACACCGATGATGAACAGAGGAATCTTGCCTTTGTTCGTACGGGTTGGGCGTCGTGGCCAGACTGGGATGCCGGGACCGCCACGGCCCTTGATCGCCCAGATACGGCGGGCGAGGCGGGTGCGACAGAACTCGTAGGCCATCTTGGTGTGTTGACCGCCGGTGTCGATGGCGGCGGCGCGCACTGGCAGTTGGCCATAGGTGCCGTTCAGCACGCCATCGAGATCAGACCAGAGACGCGGGCCGGAAGGGTCGCCCCACAGTACGCGGTAGTCGATAACCCACGCCTCTTCATCTCGGCCCCAGCCGACAACTTGCACCTCGATCCGGTCGCCCTGCACATCCACGCCAGCCGTCAGCGCGGCCACGCCGGGGGCGAGATCTTGGCCCCAATCTTCACGCCTTGCCATCAGGGGATCGGCAGGGACGGTATCACCCGCCTGGTCCTCCCACGACTCGCCCAGCTTGGTGTTGACCCAGACCTGCAGGCGGGCCGGGTCCTTGGCGACGCGCGCATGATCCAGTGCAATTTCTGCCCATGTTTCCCAAGGCGAATAGAGCGACGACAGGTGGAACCCCGCCGTGCGGCCATCGCCCGGCGCGGTCGGACGCCATTCGCCAGAGATTAAAAGCCGAGGCTTTTCATGCTCAAGATGCACGCCACCGCAGGCATCGCAAATCATATAGGCAGCGTCGCGCTGCCCCTCCGGCCATCGGATGCGCGCCCACGTGATCGGGGCCATGTCACCGCAATGCAGGCATGGGACGTGGAAATAGCGACGGTCGCTGTCCTCAAATGCCGCCTCTATGCGGGAATGGCCCTTCAGGGTGGGTGTGGACACCATGTAAATCTTGCGCCGCCCCCGGAAGGTGGTGGTGCGCTGGATCGCTAGATCGACCGGGTCGCCTTCGCCATCGGCATCGCCGGGATAGCCGTCCACCTCATCGAGGAACAGATAGCGCACCGGCGTCGAGCGCAGGCCGACAGCTGAATTGGCGCCGGTCATCACCAGCTGGCCGCCGGGGAAGGATTTGCGGAACAGGCTGTTCCCGGCATCGCGCGACCGGGGCGCAGAGACCAGATCGCGCAGAGCAGGCGTGGCTTCAATCAGAGGGTCGATCCGCACGGTCGTATTTCGGCGCACCATGTCGAGCGACGGCATGACCAGCATGGCGATGCCAGGGGCGTTCTGGATGATGTAGCCCAGCCAGTTCAGCCCGGCTTCTGACCCACCGGTCTGCGCCCCTTTCATCAGCACGACCCGTTCATAGGGACTGGAGGTGGACAGCGCATCCATCACCGCGCGCAGATATGGCGTGCGGTCGGTGCGCCAGCGCCCTGGCTCTGCCGATGTCGGTGGCAAGATGCGATGGCGATCAGCCCAATCCGACACCGGGATTGGCGGTTCTGGCCGGATGCCGCGCCGCCACGCGAGGTCAATTTCAGGAACCATCGCCAAAACTCCCCAGCGGCATGTCGGCTAGGTACTCGAGATGTTCGCGCATCATTCGGTCGAGGGCGGCGAAGGTCGCGCGCGGATCGGCCCCGACCTCGGCGGCCATAAGTGGCGCTGTGCGTTGGACCCAAGCCATGTGGGCGTCACGTTCGGCGCGGGCGCGGGCAAACACCGTGCGGGTGGCGGCAACGGTTTCGATCAATTGACCCTGTTCTCGTTCAAAAGCCAGCTTGGCACGCTGCACCTTGACGATTTCATGCATACGCTTCGCCTCGGCCAGCGTGATGCCACCGCGGGCAGGGGCGACCGTTCCACCCTTGTTGCGTCTGGCCGGATCAAGATTGTCCTCGATCCATGCCAGCCCCGTGGCAACGTCGATCTGGCCATCGCCGCGCACCGGCAACCCCTCGGCCACCAGTTGCGAGATGCGGCCCTTGGTCAAACCGACGCGTGTGGCAAAGGCGGTCTTGGTTTCGGAGGTGTTGAGTTTAGTCAATTTCGCCCCCAGACGCTGGAGGGGTCATGCGCTGCGCTCCCCCACATACGGATCGGCCCAAAAGGAACCGCCCTGCGGCACTTTCAAAGTTTCGGATCGCCTGCCGACACGTCCCGCCCGTTCCCGATGGTTGCCGGTCTGTCTGGTGGGTTTGGTGGATGTGGTGGGTTTGATTCCCTCTTGTCCCGGAAACTGTCAAAACGTGTGATGTGGAGTGGGGGATGTCAGGCGTCGGTATCCTCCACCTCGCTGACAGTTTCTGTGACAAACATAGATATCGCCCGAAACAAATCCACCAAACCCACCATACCCACCAGAATGTCTGGGACTGCTCGTCACGCATTGGCACTCCACAGCAGATTATCCGAAACTTCGAGACTCTGGTCACCCGCCGTTTCGCTCCCTTGGATTCGCCACCGCGCGTTGCCCGCCGAAACGGTCGCCCCGATGATCTTCCGACCGCTAACGATGCGGTTCTGGTTGCCGCCAATCCATTTGCCCAAACGTCGGCTGTTGATCGCACCGCCTTCACCCGCCACGACCAGCAAGGCCTCGCGCAGTTCCGGGTGAATGAACTCGGCTCGCCCGTAGAGCTGGGGGCGCTGTTCTGTCGCCCGGTCAATCA